CATTTATGAAATACCTAAAGAAATATTAGATAAGGTGTTTCGTGGTAAACCTTGATTTACATTTTTAATTATTATATAATATGGGGGTAGTATGAGTGTGTTCTGGGACGAATCGAATGAAGAAGAGCGTAAAATTTTTGTTAAATGGCTTAACGATCACTTACGTTATGGTGAAGTTACAGTAAAATTTAATAAAAAAGATGGTGAATTACGTACAATGAGATGTACGTTAAATTCAGATCTCGTTCCTCCAGTAGAGAAAAAAACAGAACGTGTTAAGGAAGTAAATGAAGATGTCTGCCCTGTTTATGATCTTGATAAGCAAGGTTGGCGTTCCTTTCGTTATGATAGTGTAAAAGAGGTGATCCTTGAAATTAACGGAACCGAAAATTGATGTAACTTCAGAAAATTATACATCACAACTTGCTCATGCATTTTCTTTTTATAACATGAACTTTGATAAAAAGGATGCACGTGCTTATATGCGTACATACCTTAAAGTAAGCGATAAGTCAGGTGACTCCGTTAAAGTTTTTGATCAGGTACCAGATTCCTTTTTTGTTTCAACATACGGATGGTTAGCTCGTATTAAATCTAATGGTTTCTCATTACGGTCTGATCATGAAGATAATTTTGCTAAGTATGTTATTAATCTGTTGATACATACACCCAGAGAATCAGTTGCAGAAAAACCCATTGAAGAGGTAAACGTTAAACCTACCATTCAAGACTACATGAAGGAGAAGGTCAAAGAGTATATGGGTGAGTTAGAGGGTGTGCTCGATGATTTTATTAAAGAGGGTAAACCGTTTAGTCTCTATAACGATCTTAAAACAAAAAACATACCTAAACAATTCGGTAACGACATTATTGAATGGGCAGATAAAAAGACTGTTGAGTTTGCTCAAGCATATGAATCTACAGATGGGGATCTAAAAGAAGGTTATTCTAACCTCGGTAAACGTAAACTTTCTCAGCTTATAAAACTCGTCAATGAATTTGTAGAAGATGTTAATCGTTATTCTGAGTTTAAAAAAGCTAATCGAAAAATTAGAGCTAAAAAAGTCAAACCCGCGTCACAGCAGGTAGCAAAGATGAAGTACAAAAAAGAAGATACTGAAGCGAGAGTAACTTCTGTTCATCCCTCCGAAATGGTAGGTGCATCACAAGTATGGGTATATAATTCAAAGTATAAAAAGCTAGCTGTATATCGCTCTGAATCAACCCAGGGTATACAGGTTAAAGGTTCAACGTTACAAAATTATGATCCTGAACTATGCGAGCAAAAGGTAGTACGTAGACCTGAAGCTTTTTTACCTACGGTACTTAAAGCTTCAAAAGTTCAATTGCGTAAGGTTATGGAAAATCTTACTACTAAAGGTTCAGATGTTACTGGACGTATTAATGAAGAATGTATTATTTTGAGAGTTATTAAATGATAGCGTATAGCACCCTTATAGAATTAGAAACTAATCTTATTCGTATAGATAGTATTCGTAAAACTATGGATGCGGTAGCAGCTGGTATTGCTACCATTCCTTCAGAAGATGATAAGTCAGACGTCATATATTTCTTATCCGAAAGTTTAAATAAAGAAACCGAAGAAGCACTCGAAAAGTTTCGTCAAGCTTTTGAATTGATTCGAGATTACTCTCACAATGTAGAGGCAAAGACAATTGATAATACTTGATTACTCACAAGTAGTTATTTCTAACCTCATGGCTGAGATTGGTAACAGACGTGGGGAAGATGTTGGGTTAGATGTCAATCTACTCCGGCATATGATCATTAATACCATTCGTAGCTTGAAACAAAAGTTCGAAGGTAATTACGGTGAATTAGTTATTGCTTGTGATAATAAGAACTATTGGCGTAAAAAAGTATTTCCGTATTATAAAGCTAATCGTAAAAAAGCTAGAGAAGAATCAGGTCTTGACTGGCCTATGATTTTTGAAACTATTAATCTTATTAAGGATGAAGTTAAAACTTTTTTTCCTTACAAGGTTATAGAAGTAGAAACAGCGGAAGCAGATGATATTATTGCTACTTTAGTGGTATGGTCTGAAAGTAATGACTTAGGAGACGGCTTGTTCCCTGAGCCTAAACCTTTACTCATACTATCGGGTGATCATGACTTCATACAGTTACAAAAATACAAGCACGTCAGACAATTTTCACCGGTAACTAAAAAGTTTATTACCTCTGAATTAACACCTGAAAAATATCTCTTCGAGCATATTATTAGAGGAGATAAGGGTGATGGTATTCCTAACGTTCTTTCTGACGATGCATCTATAGTAGAAAACGAACGTCAAAAGAAAATAATGCAGGTTAAATTAGATCAGTGGTTTAGTGATCCTTCTATGTTACCTCAGGATGAAGGATTTAAACGTAATTTTGACCGTAATAAGGCTCTGGTTGATCTTACTAAGATACCAGAAGAACTTCAAACTACCATTATAAATACGTTTACAAACACGCCTACTAGAGGTAGAGAGTTACTTCTAGATTACTTTATCAAAAATAAGATGAAACTTATGATTGAACACATTGAGGAATTTTAATGAACAAACTTGTATCTGAAATGTTAGAGGATGTAGATAATGCTAAGAGCAGAGAAGAAAAAATCGCTCTTTTACGTCAGTACGATCGACCAGACTTTATCTCTATTTTACGTTTAAATTACGATCCTAATCTAACTATGGATTTACCTGAAGGTGATCCACCATATAAAAAAGAGCTTGATGTACCTATGGGTATGAGCCATACTAGTCTTCTTAAAGAGGTAAGAAGATTTTATATTTGGTTAGATCAATCTACTAATCTACCTAAAATTAAAAAAGAGTCACTTTTTATTAATATGCTAGAAGGTCTTCATTGGACAGAAGCGGAAGCTCTTGTTCTTGCTAAAGATAGAAAGCTTACAAAGAAATATAAAACTATTAAAGAAGACTTAGTTAGAGAAGCTTTTCCATATGCCTTACCACCAGTAGAGGAAGTGGAGAAACCTGCACCAAAAAAAGCAAAAGCTTCTCGGGCTTCTTCAACCACATAAAAGCCTATTTTATGTCACCTCCTTGGTCTGTATCATCCGATATACCTGAGTCTGAGAGGCATTTTAATATTAAAGAGGTCAATTTGAGAAGGATGAAAAAATGAGTCGATTTTATTTCGTGCATGAAGAAAGCTCACCTTATACCCGAGTTTCTATAGAAACGGATGCGGTATCTTTAGATGATGTTCTTAATGAGTTTGAAAATTTCTTACGTGGGTCAGGATACCATATTAATGGAAGACTAGAAGTAGTAGATTGGGAAGTTAATAAGCAAATACCAGAACCTTCTCAAGATTTTTTAGATCATTTTGAGCATAGAAACTAATGAGAACACTTTATAATCTAGAATATTCAGTAGTTGATAAACTTAACCGGTCTAAGAAAAAATACCATGTAGGTGTTTTTAAATCAGAAGACGAAGTTGAGCAAGCCAAGACTAAAATACTATCATCGTTAGATGGAGATGACGGGATTATGTTTAACGTTTATATTAGTGAAAATATCTTCTAATGGCAGAGATACTAAAATTTCCAATGCGTGAAAACAAATCAATCGTAAGATTAAAATTGTTTTCTGAAGACGAAATTTTAGTTACGTTAATTGCTATTAACACATACTGTGCTGATGATTTTAGATACACAGAACAAAATATGGAATTTTTAGACCCAGAGGTGGTTGTTCATTGTCTACAAGATTCTTTAAAATCCTCACTCTTCTCTGAAGAATTTAAATATATTGCACAACACATCTTAGATAATGTAGAAAGACAACAGTGAACATTTTTTATCTTAGTAATGATACAAAACTATGTGCTATGCAACATGTAGATAAACATGTGGTAAAAATGATTTTAGAATACGGACAATTAATGTCTACTGCGCATAGAGTATTAGATGGTACTCCATACTATGGTAAAACAAAAAATAATAGGAATATTCAGCGTTGGCTACTACCAGATGAGAGAGAAGAAGTTATCTGGAAAGCTTCTCACGTAAAACATCCTTCGGGCCTATGGGTTAGAGCTTCGTCTACTCATTACCAATGGTTATATCAATTGTGGTTAGATATGTTAGACGAATATAACTATCGCTATAATTTATCTACTCAAATTTCAGATATTAAAAAAGATTTA